AGCGCGGTGATCCGGTCCTGCGGGGTCTGGTAGTTCGCGACCTTGTATTGCGCGAACAGCTTCGTCTCGACGAGCGCGGTCGTGGTTGGGCTGCTGCTGTAGCGGCCCTGCGCCGTCAAGAGGTTCGGCGACGACCAGGTGCGGAACCCGTACTTGCTGCGGGACGGGCTCGAGACACCAACAGCAGGGTAGGTTTGCCCGGCGATGTCGGCGTCGGTCGCGTTCACGGGGTAGGCGAGCGCGGTGTTGACGATGAACGAGCGGCCGTGGTTGAACGCGAACTGGCGCAGCGGCACCAATGTGCCGGGGCTGGCGGCGCAGGCGGCGCCGTCACCGGCGTGCCAGATGTGCCAATCCCAGGTGGTGTCAGGCACCGGCGGCGGCCCGGCCAGCACACCGCCGGGGTTGAAGACCGCGTAGCGTCCGTGCACGACGAAGCGGCCGAAGCGGTCGACAAACGCGTTCGCGAGCTCCGGGAACTCGGCGTCAACGGTTTCCTGAAGCGCCTGCAGCGCGTTGTCGCCGGGGCTGTACGTGGCGGGATACACGTCGACGTTGAGGCTGAAGACGACGTAGAACGCCGGGTTGATCCCGCAGTCCTGCAGGATCCGGGTGACACGGTCGTTGGCGGCGTCGACGGTGCTGGGGAGCCCGTAGTAGATCTGGCCTTCAGACTTCGCTGGTGGCGCGTCACCGAAGTAACCGCCGGGATACATGTCGATCGAGCCGAGGATCTCGAACAGGTCGACGAGGGTGAGCTGGAGCTGGTTCACCTGCTGGGAGGGGTCGAACGTGTAGTCGTACTCGGCGACGAAGCCGCGGAACCTGGTGTCCCATTCCAGCGTGACCGGGTTGAGGCGGCAGATCGCGGCCTGCACGAGCGGCTGGATCTTCGTGGTGCCGCTGACGGTGTCCCAGAACGGGCTGCCCGGATTGGTGGGGTCGAGGAGCCCGTAGCGGTCGTTGATCGCGACGGTGGCGCTGCCGCCGCCGGTGCGTTGCGTCTCGGACGGGCGGCCACGGTCGATCTGGTAGCTGGCGACGAGCGTGGCGTTGGCGGGGTCGTCGAGCCGCACCCAGGTCGGGGACGGGGTGAGCGTGTCCGCGCCGATCGCGAGCGCCACACCGACCGGGTCGGCCATCGTTAGCGGCCCCGCCGCGGCTGCGGCCGCCGCTTCGCGCGCGCCTCGAGCTCGTACTCGAGCTGGTTCACGTCCTGGATCCCGTGCAGGTGGAGGCCGCCGTGGATCACGACCCCGCCGCTCTGATACGCGGGCTGGGTGCCGCGCAGCGTGCGCCGGTACTTGATCACGAACTGGTCGTTCTGCTTCTTGAGCGCGTCGTTCACCTGGGCGATCGTGTTCCACGCGTTCACCTGTGCCTCAAGGCTGAGCCTGCCCGACTTGAGGGCGCGTTCGGCGGCGCGGCGGATCACGCGCTCCACCCGCTCGAGCGGGGCACCACCGCCGAGCGCCTGCGCCCGGGCCTCGGCGACCTGCAAGGTGAGCGGCACCGTGAACTCGGACGCTTTCTTGCGTGCCTCCGCGGCCTTGCGGGCCGCCGCGGCGGCCTTGCTGGCGGCCGTTGATTGGATGCTGGTGATCGTCGATAGCGTCGAGGTGAGGTCGTTCTCGTACGCGGTCACTTCCTGGACGTATTTGGCGTTGTTGATCGTGCCGCGCGCGCGGAGCCGGGCGGCGAACGCGATCGCGGCGCGGTCGTGGGCGGCCTGCTGCTGCAGCAGCGCGATGCTGTTGGGGTCGGCGGCGAGCCCGAGCTGGAGCTGCTGGTAGCCGGTGAGCGCCGTCACCGCGGGACGAGCCCGGCCGGTCAGGCCGGCGGCGACACCGGCGCTGACGCCTCGGCCGGTGGCGCGGAGGATCGCGGCGCGGGCCCGACGACCGGCGGCCAGCCCCCTTGTGATCGCCTGCGCATCGAAGAAGTTGCGGGGCCCCATCTGGATCCTGCGCAGCCCGGGTGTGAGCGGCAGCCCGGCCTGGGCGAGCGCGAACGCTTGCTGGTACTCGGCGTCGAGGTTGCTCCCCCTCTGGAACGGGTCGCCGCGCCGGCCACCGACGTCACCGGCGGTCGCCTGCTGCGTGAACGCCTGCTTGCCGAGCGTCAGGTCTGTTAGGGCGAGCGCGGGGATCGAGAGCAGCCCCAGCTGCCGTTTCAGCCCTTCGACCTTGCCGGTTGACGCTTCGGCCTGCGTCCCGATCTCGCCGACGGCGGTCGCGGCACCGGTGATCGAGTTGAGGAAGCGCGCGGTCTTGAAGACGAGGAACGCACCGACGAGCAGCTCGACCGCGTGTCTGGTGCCGCCGACGGCGGAGGAGAGCTCCCGGAACGCGGTGACCAGCGGGCCGAGGACGTCCTTGAGGCCCTGCACGACCTGGGTCGCGTCCTTGAGCGCCTGGTTGACGTCGCGCTGCAACCTGCCCGACCGGTTCATCTTCTCGAGCCAGTCGCTGAGGTGAGTGAGGTACTTGGTGACGGTCGGGAGCAGCGCTGTTCCGATGATCACCTCGCTGTTGTGGAGCGTCGCCCGGAACTTGTCCTCGGCGGTGGTGCCAGCGGCGGCCTGGCCGGCCATCCTCGCGTACGCCTCCCGGATCAATACGAGCCCGTGCACGTGCTTGCCGAGCCCGGGCACGAGACGGCGCAAGGCGGTCTCCTGCCCACCGAACACTTTCGCGACTGCCAATGCCGCCTGGGAGAGGTCGATGTTCTTCGCGCGCGCGATGTCGGCGGCGAGCCCTTGCAGCCGGATCGCCTGCCTGATGTTCTTGGTGCCGCGGTCGAGGATGGTGAGGGCTTGCTCGGACTGCTCGACCGTGAACCCGAACCGGCCCATCGACAATGCGGCCTGCTCGACCGCGGTCTTGTTCTGCCGGAAGCTTTCGCTGTTCGCGCGCAGCTGCGTCGCGAGTTGCCGCTGCGACCGCTGCGCCTCGACACCGGCGTTGACGACCGTCTTGAAGGCGTCGGCGGCCCCCTGGAGGCCGATGAACGCGGCCCCGTACCCGGCGACAGTGCTGGCAAGACCTTTGAAGCGTAGGTTGAGGCTGTCCGCGTCACGCGCCGTTTTCCGCTGGAACTCGCTGGAGGCGGTCGCGACGCGGCGGAACGTGCGCAGCAGCCCGCTGGCGTCACCGACGACCTCGACGACAAGAGTTGGCGGCATTTAGTCGGCTCCCTGCTGGTGGAGCGCGGCGAACGTGTCGACGCATCCCATCAGTTGGCTCGGGGTTAGATCACCAACGCCGGCGGGGGTGACTCCGAAGTAGCCGAGGCGGGCGTCCCAGAAGGAGGCGGGGTTGGCGCCGATGTCTCCGAACTCGTTCTCCCATCGTCGCCAGAAGAGCTCGAGCTCGCGTCGGAGCTTGCCGGCAAAGGGCGGTCACCGTCGGCGGCGAGGTCGGCCGTGTCGGTCTCGAGGCGGATGCTGGCGCCGAACGGCGCGTCGGCAAGCCGGTCGAACACCGTTTGCGCCTCCGGGTGGGTGATCTTGCCGGCCCGGGTGAGCGCGATCACCGCGAACGCGCACACCAGCTCCGGGTCGGCGCCCCTGAGGCCGTCCTCGATTGTGAGCGGCAGATACCCGGACAGCCGTTTGACGTGGCCCCACTCCCGGGTTGTCGGTTCGGTCTCGGCGAAGTCGAACGGGTAGCGGCCGTCCCAGGGGTTGACGCCGCTGATCACGAGCCAGTCCATTAGGGCTCCGCGTTCCAGATCCGCGCGACCTTCTCCAGTGCCTCGTTCATCTTCATGATCGTTTCCGCCTCGTTCTCGTGGAGCGCCGGCACCAGCGCGCGCCGCATCTGCAGCGCCCCGTACTGCGGATGCTTCCCGGTTGTGCGTCGGAGCGACTGCTCAACGGCGACGCCGCGTTGCCGGACCCGCACCTTGTAGCCAGCGGCGGAGCGCGCGTCGATCGGGGCGAACCTGACGGCGGCGTCGGAGCGGACGAGCTCGCCGACGTCGCGGAGCGCGTGCCGGATCTCGAGCCGGGTGTTGCGGTCCGCGTCGCGGAGCGCGCGCAGGAGGTCGGTGTAGCCGCGAACAGCGACGGTGGCGCCGTCCGCCATCAGGTCGTGAACCAGTCGAACCCGGCCGAGTCGGCGGACATGAACGTGACCTGGAACGAGTCCTCCGAGCCGCGCTGCGCGCCCGGCCCGTAGTCGTAGATCTTCACGTTCGCCCTTAGCTCGGGGTTGTTGACACCAACCGCGGTCGAGCCGTCGGGGCGCCACGCGAACGCATGGGTTGTGCGGGCCTTGTAGATCGGCCAGAGCGTCTGGTGGACCTCGCCGGTGCCGTACGAGCCGTAGAAGTCGACGGTCACCGATTGCGTCCGTGGCCCGGACAGGTACTCGTTGACGCCGGTCGGGTTGAACCCGGACACGTCGACCTGGGCGTCGCTCGAGGTGAACTGCACCTGCCGCGCGAAATCGGACAGGTCGGTCGTGTCGATCTTGACTGAGTCAGTTAGCGCGATCCGCTTCGGCATCGCCGTTCTCCTCCTTTTTCCTGGTGTGTTTGCCCTTGCTGATCGAGCCGCGCTCCAACGCTCTCGCCTCGAGCTCCGGGTCGAGGTCGGCCTCGAACTCCTCGCCGGGCTGCCAGTCGCCGAACGCGACCGGCCCGGTCACGGTGTACCTGGTCATGTCCACACTCCTACTGTCCATTCGCACCCGATCATGTCTCTGGCCGGGTCGTCACTGTAGGTTCTGAGCCCCGACACGTTCCCGTGGCGGTCGTCGATCGTGGCGAGCCCCCCGACGGCGAGCGCGGCCTCCACCGACGCGGGGTCGGTGGTGTCGAGCATCCGGTACAGAAGCCGGGACGCCTGCTCGAGGTCGCTGGTCGCGACGCGGGCGCGGACCCGCCACCAGCAGCGGATCTCTTTGGTGCCGAACCCGGCGCCTTCCTGGAACGGGTCGGCGGGCCACATGTCGATGCTGGGCGGCGTCGCGGGCCCGTTGATGAACGCGCAGATCTGGAGCCCGTCGATCAGCGTTGCGAGCGGGGCCAGGTTGGTGGCCATCGCGTCGGGCATCTCCTGCACCGTCACCCGACACCCCACGTCGTTTTGAGCGGGAGCAGGGTGAGGTGGTGCCGGTACCAGCTGTCTCGAGCAGCGAACACCGGCACCACGTCAGGGCCGGTCGGGACGATCCCGAACGGCGAGAACGACGCCTTCCACAGCTCGATCGCACGGTCGAGGTTGACCTGCACGACCAGCGGCGGCGGCGGCACCGGCGCCGGGGTCGTGGTGGTGTAGTCGAGCTCCCAGTCGATCTCCTCGGCCGCGGCGTCGAGGACGCGCTGCATCGCTGTCTGTTGCGCCGCCGTCGGGGTTGGCAGCGCGAGCAGCCGTTGCAGCTCCGCCATCGCCGCGTACGCCATCTAGTGCAACGCCCGCCCCAGGAAGTCGACGTTGCCGGCGAGGACGCTGCGGCCGAGGAAGTCGGTCGCGTTCGACGTGCCCGGCGTCGGGTTGACGAGGTTCCGCGCCAGGTAGTCCTTCGTCATCGTGGTCGTGACCTGCTGCTCAACCTCCGCGTCGGCCTCTTCAACAACGGTGTCATCGCTGGCGGCGAGCTGCGCGTCGATGCCGGCGCGCAGCTCCTCCTTCGTCATATCGTTATTTGCAGGGGAAACGCCGAGCTCGCGGGCGTAGTCGAGCAGCTCGGGCTTCGTCATCTCGTCGAGCTCGTCCGCGCTCACGGCGTCTTCACGACCTTCACGATCCC